TTGAAATAGTTCTTCAATCCTATTCGCCATAATCTAAAGTAAAGTAGTTAAACCCTCGAAAGGGTTTCTTTGTGCGATCAATTCTCGCCTAGAATACCTAATCGTGTAAAGGCTTTTAATCATTTAAAGTTCTCGTCAAACATACGCACAACGTTGTTCATGGTCGTACGCCCGTGGCGGGTTTGACTGCTCGCATAGCCACGGAGTTGAGGCATAATAGCTCGTAGTTGTTCCACCTGTTGCGGGGTTAATTTTCCTGGGCTAGTGCCGCCATCGGAAAAGCGGGCGATGTCTGTGTAGATATTCCAAACTTTCGGGTTACGGGTTTTCAGGGTAATGTCCTTACCACCGCCCCGAATCTTAGTGAATCCTGGTTTTTTAAAACCGCCGCCGTAAGTCTTACCCGCCATTTGCATAATGCCTGAATCTAATAGTGGGTCTGCAACTTTAGCCGCTTTTAAAACTTTTAAGGGGGGAACGGCTAAAGTCGCGATATCAAAAATGTTTTCGCCCATGGACTTTTCTGTGGAAGGGAACATGTCCAGAATTATTTTACCCATCAACGTTAGCTCTGGGTCGTACCCTTCTTCTTCCTCAATCTCTACAACACGCTCGGTAGGACCGCCTTCAGCGAGTTCAGGCGGAATTTCTATTTCTATGGGGCTACCTTCTCCTGGATCGCTGCCAAACACGCCCCCAATTGTTCTAAGCATAGGGTATAAAGAACCCTCTGTAACATCTGCCATCGCTTGATCTTCTATCTCCCTTGCAGTTGGGTCTTCGTTATAATTAAATTGATCTACTAAAACAGGTACAGGTAGTCCTTGTTCATCTATTCTTATTTCAATGTCTGCATCACCCATAAGCGTTTTTAACCGAAAATTTGGGTTCCGCATGTTTTGGAATAAATTTTTCTCTGTGGGGTTATCAAATCCAGGATGCGTCTTTTCCTTTGCTTCTAATGATCTACGTTGGAGATCTTCAGGTAGTTCACTTAACGGTCTTCTCTCTCCCGTTTTAGGATCTAAATACTCATCTCTCCTTCGAGGTCTTGTCACATCAGAATACGTTCTCTCAGGCTCAATTGATTGCCAGGCTTCATAGGGAACGTCAATCACGTCTCCTGGTTTTGCATCTTCTGGAATTAAAGGTAATAATAATTTTTGAAGTAACTCTAATTCTTGATCCGTGAGATCGTTAACCGTAAGGGGTTTATCTCCTCCCATTAAGTCATACATATATTGTTTCATGTTAGCGGGCAAAAAGGGCAACAGATCACGGAACACACTGAAGTCTTCAAACTCCCCTAACTCATAGGCTCTACGCTGTTCATCTTCAATCTCGGCAATACGGTCGTATTCCTGCTGAACGGCATCCGCTGCTATCTGTGCTTGAATTGCTGACATAAGTAAAGTTGTTATGTGTGTAACAGGTTTCACTAATATACACCGAAAAATATTTTTTGCAAAATTTTTTTGGGTAGGGAACCTAAACGAAAACTACATGCAAAAGCGAGGCAGGAACCAGGGGTGGGCGGTCGGGACCCGCACGGGCGGCGTTAGGGGGGGTATACCCCTTTACTATAGGTTAGTAGTATATCGTTCAGTAGAGTAGACCTATGAAGCCTACAGGGGTATGTGTAAGGGTAAGGGTAAGGGTACTAATTACAGGCGTTAAAAAGTACCCTTAGGCTATTAGGGACATTGCCTTAGTACCTTAGCTTAGTTAGCTAATCTTAAGTAGCTGTCTTAGGTCTTCGCTAGGTATTTGCTTATATCCTCTCTTAGAACTAAACACACCTCGATAGTGATTAACTACTGTTATAAGGTCTTGCGTATAAGGTCCCTTATCAACATACCTAGTAATCCATAACTCATTAGCTTCTTGAAGATTAACAGTCCAATCATTCTGTTCAAGCATAGTGAAGATAATACCCATTTGCCCGTTGAACTTATGAGCGTACTTCTTAGCTATAGAACTAACTGTACTTAGCTTAGAGTTAGGATTAATAGAACTTGATTTAGTAGAAGTATTGAAACTACTCTTACTTGTATCAAGTGCTATGCCTTTAGCTTTAGCGTCAGCTACGCGGTTATGCTCTCTATTGAGAGCCTTTACATTTTGGCTTGTTGCCATATTTACCACCTTTTAGGTTTAACACTAAGGCTTAATTACCTTAGTTAGTACAATTATACATGAACTACTTTACTTTACTACCCCCTAACCTAACTAAACTAAACTAATTAATCTAAGTTTATAACCTATAAAATCCCTAAATCCCCGCGTCCGTCGGTCCGTGCGTCCGTGGCTCCCTGGTGTGGGCGGGTGGGTCGCGGAGCGACCGATAGAGTGAGTGATAGAGTAGAGTAGAGCGATAGAGTGAGTAGACCGAGTAGAGTAGACCGAAACCAATCAAACTAGAACCAGTTCGAGTTCGAGAGTTTAGGTTCAACTCTTAACGAAATCGCCTTCGATCACGTTCGTCTGCGCGCGCTTCTTAATTAGTTCTTCGAGTCGAGTGAGTATGTCGTCCTTGGACATCAAATCGATCTTTGCGGTCAATACCTCGCGTCTATCGATGTAGAGTCCCCCCGCCTTCCCCCGATGGACCTCGGCAGTTATTGCAGCAGCAATCTGCCCTTGGTCCTTTGCCTCCTCTCGGAGGTCATGGAGAGTCCCTAAATGGCTCTCCAGAGAAATAGCATCTCTTTCTGAGGCTGCTATTTCCAACTCTATGAGGTAGTTTCGTACGAGTGGGTTATGGTTTAGTAGAACACTCCCCTGTGTCTTGGCACCCTTGCGGTCTTTCGTGTAACCCGCTTTGATAGCGGAGTCCGTAGCGGTTTGCCCCTTTAAATATTCCCTGCAAAACTTCTTTTGTTTCGAGTTGAGTGGTTGCCAGGTCTTACCCTTGTCATCGATGTAGGCTTTACCGTCCTCCGTCGGAACAAGTGGGGTATAAGTCAGCTCTCTCATAAGCGTCTCCGATTTCTAATAGAGTTATTAGAATACTAATAGAATTTAAGAGAATTATATACTTTTTCTCGTGCCCTCTAGTGAATCTTACCATAGTTTCTAATAGACTAATAGAATTCTATTAGTTTTGAGAAACACCACAATCCAATGACCAAGAGCCTTTCAGCTCCATTCTATTAGTTTATTAGAGTTATTAGTAGTTTTGCGAAAGTTTTTTCAAAAACTTTTTTAATTTTCAGATAAACAATACAATAACAAAAAACCCACCAATCTATCCGACTGATGGGTTCTTCTTGGGAGAGACTGTTATAAGTTCGCTATCTCCTGTAGAGTTTTTTCTACGTCCTCTTCTGTTAACCATCCCAGCACGTCATCTGTGATCGGTGTATCGTAAGTAATCTCTCCCTCACGATCAAGAACTGCTAGTTCCCACAGTCCCCTTGCAAATCCATATGATCCAGGATGCATCACCACGCTCGCACCCATTCCATTCGGAAATGTGTATCGCTTTTGTATACCTCCGTTCGGATGAGCTCGCACTTCAGGTGCTAGTAAATTAGTTAGTTTATAAACTAAATTGTTCTTAGTAGTCATACGCTCCACTCCTCTCCAATTTGATCTGTTCCGCTTCCGCGTAGTCGCTTCCGAACAGTGCTTTGTTGTCGCGGTAGGTCTCCGCGTCCCGCTTCCCTGCGTTGTACTCCGCGTCCATTCGTGCCCTTTCGGCTTCGGCTTCCGCCCTATCGTATGCTTCGTTGCCCCGTTCCGCCGAGCAGTCCAGGTGCTCCCACACCTTATAGAGTCCGTAAGTCGCCCACCTCACCATTTCCTCATCTACTGGGATCGGCTCCCCGCAGGTCATACAGGTCCCTGTGTAGGGTGCCGTCGTATATTCGACTGGGAATGCGTCGCTGTTGTGGTGGTGAAAGTCGTAGACCTCCTCTCCTAACTCGACTCTGATGAAAAACTCTAACTCGTCTCCCTCATCGATGTTGTACTTATCCCTTACCTTTTTCTCTAATCTCCTTCTTAGAGGGTTATCTTCTTGCCATATTGCCATTTCTCTCTCCTTTCTATTTAATGGTTAAAATCGCTTTACGCGTATATATATTATAAAGTAGAGCCTTGCGAGTTTAAAGCACCGCTACGCAAAGCTAGACCTTTCTAAAGTCAATGTAGTCAAATGGTTCATGTAAATGGTCCATGCTCCAATGCCCTGCTTCTGATGAGACATTGCTTCTAGAGTATTTGCACAATTGGTAAAATATCTTTGTTTCCAGAATCCTACTTAGTAGAGCAGAGTCTTGGGTTATGTAGTGGTAGAGTATATCCTCTAGGTTTACCTGAGTCTCTCCGTGCGGTCCTAACCAACACTCCATCACTATATTCACCCCGTCCCAGATGTCATCGTAGCCATACTCCCCCTCCGCTGGCAGTAGTTTTGTAGCCACGTGGGGTAGACTTTCTTTTAAGCGTAAGTATTCAGCTCGTCCGAAATACATAATTGTCATCCAATAGTTCTCATCTAATCCTAAGTTAATAAAAGGTATGTAGAATTCCTCCGTAGGCTTTAGGGGAAAATCCTCCCCAATCCAATCTGCGTTTCCCACGTCCCACTTATAATCAATATCTTCGTTGTTATCAAAGATACTGTTAAGCTCGGGTGCGTGGTAAACTTTTGGGGAAAGGTGTATATATTCGATACTTTCAAACGTATCGTCTATCTCGTTTAACTTCTTAATCGTGTTACTAACCCGTTTAATCGTTCCTCGTAGTACGTCAGTCATTACTACTCCCTCCCCTGGAATGGGTCTATCGGGGCTGCATGATAATGTCGTAGAGTAATGTAGTGTATGGGATAATCTCCTCCGTCGTCAAACTCTAGGATTAAGTAATCGTAATCCCCTTTTCGGTAAGTGTAGAGTCTCACTCCACCTACAGCAGCTTCGATGTGTTCGAAATTAGTGTAGTCCAGATCTTCCTCGTTCGCCATGATTTCAGCAGGGGTTCCTCCTCGTGATAGACATCCCACATAAATCTCCGTCGCGTAGTTTTCGCTAGGTTTCCCAAAATTCATGATTGGGTTGACCACTATCCACTCAGGAATATTTTCCATTTGTTTTTCCACTAGCCTATCTATCGTAGAGTCTGATGGGGCTCCGTTTAAGTTTCGTGGGTGCGGCTCGTTGATAAGAGCCTCGCGGTTAGCTTTAGTATCTTTAAGTCCGTAAAGTTTCGGATCAATTGTATATTTTTCCATTTTCTCTCTCCTTTCTATTTAATGGTTAAAATCTAGCTATTTAGCTATAGGTATAT